TTAATTTTATCTGTTAATTGTTTTTCTGTTACTTCTAAATTCTTTTTACTTACAGTAGAAAATTCAGTTTCTCTTTGTTTAACTAAACCTTGTAGCTCCTCATTTTGTTTTACTAATTGAGCTATCTGATCTTCTTTATCTTTTCTCTGTTTTATTAATTGCCTAATTCTTTTTTGAGCACCTTTAGTTTCTATACCTTCTAATTCTTTTGGTTCTTCTTGTTTAGGCTTTTCTACTTCTGGTTCTACAGAAGATGGTGTTGCATCATCTGGTTCTTCCATTTCTATTTCTATTTTTTCTTCGTTTTCTTTTGTAGGAGTTTCTACTTTCTCCCAGTTTTCTTCTTTTGTCATTACTACCTCCGTTGTTTACGAGACAAACGATTTACGTTTACTTTATATTATACATTAAAAATTTTTACTAAACAAATAATTTATGCTACATTTGTAGATAAATTATAAGTAGGATCTAAAGTTTTAGGACTTTCTACTCTCATCATAACTTGGTCATCATATAATAATACATATCGTATACCTTTATATTTAATCTTTTGACCTGCATGTTTACCATAACATACATAATCATCTAGATTACACCAAGGTCCATTAGGAAATTTTTCTTTATCTTTATAAGCTAAATCTCCTAATACTACAACTTGTCCTACTGTTGTAAGATAAGCCATATCTTCTCTTGTAGAATCTGGTAATAAAATACCACCTTTAGTTTCTGCTTTAATACTTACAGGTCTCACTAAAACATGATAACCTGGAAGTTCTGGTAAAACATCTGGATTAGGAACTTCTTCTTGTGTAATCCACATATCATTTTTTATGGAACGACCCATAGGTACAGTTTGCATATTTACTCCTCTTCTTGGTTTAATTTTTTTATAATATCAATTAATTTATGGCGAGACCATTCAATACCTTGTATAGTTCCTACAAGTTGACGATATTGTGCATACGATTCAGGACTGCCATCACCGAGAACATTTTTTAAATTTTGAATTTCATCAGCATATGCTTTAATAATTTCATCTAAAGGCATATATTTTTATTGACTTAGTTTGGTTAAGAGTTCAGCAGATTTTATTTTTTCTTGACTTTCAATTCTATTTTCTTCAAGAGACATATTAACTAAAGCTTCTAATGCTTTCATTTGTTGTTTACTTAATCTATCTGCCTGTGCTTTTTGTTCTTTAAATTGTTTTGTTTGTTGATTATCAGCTACTTTTAATAATATTTCACTTTGTTCCATTTCAAGTTTTTGTGCATCTAGTATTGCTTTTGCATTATCTTGCATAGCTTTTAACTGTAACTTTTGTTGTTCTAGTTTTACCTTTTGTTCTTCTAGTGCTACCATTTGTTGCTCTGGAGATTTAACTAATCCCATAGCTGCATTTGCATTAGCAACTTCTCTAGCAGCTTCTGCCATAGCACCTTGTACTACTGCAGGATTCTGTGCATCTTGTGGTGAAACATTTTGTTGTAGTTTTTGTTGTGTCATACCATTAATCTGTTCTTGATATTTCATTACAGAATGTTCTTGTATATTAGCAGCTAAAATAGGTTGTAGTTTTGCCATTATAGGATTAGCTCCATTTTGTGGATCATTTAAATATGCCATCTTAACTTGTATATGTGCATCATGATCTTGTCCTGCAAATGCTGCAATAGGCATTCCTTTAGATGCTGCCATAATATCTGATACAGGATCTAATTGTTTAGGTTGTACTTTAGGTGGTAATATTTCATCTACATTAGGAACATTAGCTGCATTTAATATTGTTCTATTTAATACTTCTAAATTAAACATTCCTGGTGGTGATTGCTGTGCCATTTGTAATGCCATTTGTGCTAACATTAATCTATGTGCATTACTTGGTATATTAGGATCACTTACAGGAACAATATCTACTCTACCATCAAAGTCTTTTTTAAATATATTTCTTTCTGCCATAGGAACATCATAAGGATATTCTTCTGGTAAATAATCTAAATTTATTTGTGCTAAAATTCTAAATTCATCTTTTTGTGATTTATGTAATCGTTTATGTATAGCTGTAAAAAATTTACTTGATGCTTCTAATAATGCCATTGTAGTTCCAACTGGTCCATAGTTAGCACCATCTGCAATTACTTGTTCTGTACTATCAGCAAACTTTTGACCTGCTGTAGTCATAAATCCTAGCATTTGAAATAAAGTTCCTGATGGTTCTTTATATGGTAATGGTACAATAGCTTTAGATAAATCAGCACCTAATGCTTCTATTTCCTTAAACTCACCAGGTGCAATAGGCTCATTGTCACCAACCATACGAACTCCTTTTGCCTTAAAACCACCTGGTAAGTTTGCAAACTGTCCTGCATCTACTAAACTTCTCATAGCTGCTGTTGCAGTCATTGTTATATTTCCTAAGAAATGCATTAGACCTAAACCATAAAAACTAAAACCTGGTACAAAACGATAGTGTACAAAATGCATATTCTTTGTTTTTGTAGCATCATCAGGTTTCCAATTTCTTCTGATACTTAAAACTTTTCTTGATTGTTCTTCTATTGTTACGATATATGGACAGGATTCTCCTTCTTCAGTTTCTGAATCTTTAATATCTAAATAACAATGTTGTTCTAATAAAACATATTGTGGATCTAAATCAGAGCTAGGAGATAATCCTAAAATAGTATCCATCTTTTCTGCTAAAGATGTTTGAACTGGATTAGCTGGTTCTGGTAAATCTAAATCAGAATAAACTTCATTACGTATTTCTTTTGCTAAATCTACAGGATTACGATAGATAACATGGGTATATCTTTCTGCTTTTTGTAAATTACTTGCATAGTAAGAAACATAAAACTGGTCTATAGGAACAAACTCTGACACAGGTCGTTTTAATGTTTCATCATAATATACTTTTTTAAATGCTGAACCTAATAAAGGTAAATGAAAAAGCATTCTTTCAAACTCGTCAAAGTATTCAGGCATCTGATCTGTAACCTGATAGTTCATAAAATCTTGAACTCTATTTGCTTGTAGTTCTTTATCAGGAGTTACTTTACCTAATATCTGTGCTTTAACTGGACCTTTAGCTGGAAATAATTCTTGTGATGCTTTTGATTGAAACTTAACAGCAGATTCTATAAGAAGAGGATGAACTGCTGTACATGCACCTTCAAATGGTTCTGTTGTATCTTGTATCTTTAATCCTAATAAATCAAATCCTCTTTCAAACATAGATTCCCACTCTCCTCTAGAATCTTTATCTGCAATATAATTATCATATACATTTCCAGATATTTCTTCTAAAGTTTCTTCATCTAAGTTTTCTGCAAGATTACCATACCATTCACCAACTGCTGTTGATGCTCCCATTTCTACAGATTCTTCTGTGGAAGAAAAATCAACAGTTAGACCACCATCAGGTTCTACTTCAAAAGATGGTTCTCCTTCTTCTTGCTTTTCAGGAAGCTGTATTACATTAGTAATTTCTTTTTCTATTTGTTCAAAGGGATTTTTTTCTGTTGCCATAGTTACTCCTATTTACACATTATAAACTTAAATTCTCCAGTATGCAACTCTTTTTTTTCTTGGAGCATCTTCATACTCTGGATCATCTGGATGTGTTAAATGCCAAGACTCTTTCATAAAATGTATTGCCATAGTTAATGCATCCACTTGGTCATCATGAGCACCATGTGGAAACTGTAATAGTTCTGTTAAAAGATCATCAGACCATTTTTTATGTTTAGGTATCCATACTCTTCCTGCTTCCATCATAGGAGATGCAGCATATACTCTTGCTACTTTATCTTTATCTGGTATAAACTCTTGTACAGGTAATCCAGCTCTTCTCATATCTTGTATTAATGATTGACCACTTGCTTTTTTCTCTATAATACAAACATCTGGTCTATGTTGATTGTATAAGTCCTGTGCCATTTTTCTAAGAATAGGATATTCAAATCTACCTTTTATATTTCCTAGTAGAATTAAATTAGACGG